AAGCAGTATACGATTGTTGGAAAGCTGCCGCTATATCCGGCGGGCTTTACTGCGAAGCAGACACCGACCTTGCTTTGCCATCGCCGGCCGGGGCTGCTGGAGAGCCGTTCAACCCCCCGGTTCAGATCTGGGCCTGCGGCGTGCACGGTCACCATCATCGCGCCAAGAGCGAGGCGATGAAATGCCTGAAAACGCGGTCACTTGGGCCGGCAAGTTCTTCGGGGCCGGTGCCGTCGGATGAGGCCTCGGGGTCTTCGCCCCAAGGAGGGCAGAAAGCCGTTGGAGCGGACCCGGCAATCTCTGATGCCTGGAGAGAGAAGATTTACAGCAAGGGGCCGCCCTCCGCCGAGGCGGATGTTAAGTCACCGCTCGCCATGATGACGGTGTCTCCCTGGGACCCTGGACGCGTCGCTCAAATTATTCAAGAGCTCGACTGGCTTCGAGATACCTTAGAGCTCGAGACGGCGACGCCGGGCGGGGATTCGATGGAGGTGGCGCGGTTACAGACGAATATCCTCGAGCTGTGCGGTCTTCTAAACACCTTAGTGGCAGAGGATATCGGTGAGATCCCGGGCAGTGCACAAATAGACGGCGAGGGTCTCCTAGAGACTCCCGAATTGGTGGCGAGGGTCGGCGGCGCGCCGGGAGTGGTGCGTGTGGCTGAGCTCCCTCAGACAGGAAACCATGACATGCAAAAACGTGCCGCCCGCCTTTTCGCCAATGCCAAGCACTCGGAGGGCGACCAGGCGCTGGTGGACATGGCTCTATATTCTTGCGACAAGTGCATGAAGCTCGACGGCCTGTCGATCAGAGAGCGTGAGCACATGGGCAGCGCCCGGGTTCATCTGGTCGAGACCGGGGCCGCTCCGATGGCAGACGTAAGCATGGACCCGGCAGGCGATGGGTTCGGACTTGCCGCCAGAGCCGGCGGCAGTCGTAGCCGAGCACATCAGAACCTGATCGATATTGCACATGAATGCATCGGGAAAGTAATCAGTGGGCTGGCATGCTCGCGTAGCGATCCTCGTCTTGCCCGCGGACCGAGCGCAGAGGTGGGTAAGGTTCCAACTACGGGCGCGTGGCACTCCGAAGAAATAATGAAGCATCTGCATTCGGCGCACGGAGATTTGATCGCAGCCGGTGCCCAATGCAACTGCGGCGTCGAGGGGGCTACCGAGGAGCATGGCCAAAGCGATATATCGGAAGTGGAAAAGGCTTTACCGCTAACGGATCTCGCCAAGATGCTGGTCGATGAGCGGGCCGAGAAGTCGGCGCTGGTCAGGGCGTTTGGCGAAATGATGCCGATGCTCGACCGACTGTCCAAGCGGATCGACGACATCGCCGGCACTCCGCTCCCGCCCCTGACGATCGCGAGAAACAGCGTCTCGATATCGAAGCAGCAGGACGGTGGCGGAACCCCAGATATCCAGTTGTCGCCAGAAACTATCGCGTCTGCCCTCAGCAAAATGACCAAGGAGGATCAGACCCTGGCCTTAATCAAGGCCAGCTACACCAAGCCCATTCGCGTGCACAGCGCAGCTCCTGACGAACCCTGACCACCACCGATAGTGGTTGGGTCCTCGCAGGAGATGATCAGTAGGGCATATCTGCACCGGGCCAACTGCGCCTAAAGTCGCCCTGGCCTCCTGTGATTCGGATCGGCCGAGGCTAACCAAGTCCCATGCGGCCTTGCGGCAAAGCTCCGCTTCGCTAAGCGGCCGTCGCCAAGCCCGGTCTTCGGCCGGGCTTTTTCATTGCCCCCCATCCGGGAGGATTTTGGATGAATACGATCACCAAGGAATCGCTGGAGCTCTTGAAAGGGGCCCTGGCCAAGCCGGACGATGTACTCGCTAAGTCGATCACGACCGCGACCGGTCTGCTCGCCTATGATTTGCAGGCCCCGGCCAAGAACCTCTATCCCTTCGTCACGCCGATCCGCAACGTCATGCCGCGAGTCGGCGGCGGCACCGGCGCGGCGACGAATTGGCGTCAGGTCAATGCGATCATCGGCTCCGGTTTCGACGCGATGGGATGGGTGCCCGAAGGCCAGCGCTCGGGTCAGATGTCTTATTCGACCTCGAGCAAATCCGCCACCTACGTGACGATCGGCGAGGAAGACGCGGCGACTTTCGAGGCAATCTCGGCCGGCCGCGAATTCGACGACATCCAGGCCCGCATGACCTTCCGCTTGCTGCAGAAAATGATGCTGAAGGAGGAGATGGCGATCCTCGCCGGCAACGCCTCGCTGAGCCTGGGCGCACCGGCGACCCCGACATTGTCGGCCTCGGGCAGCAGCGGGACACTTCCGGCGGCAACCTATTTCGTCAAGGTAGTCGGCCTGACCCTCGAGGGGTACCAGAATTCGAGTGTTGTGAACGGCGTTGCCACCTCAATGACCGTTACCGGCGCCGACGGCAAAAGCTATATGCTGTCGGGTGGTTCGTCGAACATTAGCTCCGAAGCGAGCCTCGCCGTGACGCTTGGCCAGACGCTGTTCTGCAGCGTCACCCCAACGCGTGGCGCGGTGGCCTACGCTTGGTTCGTCTCCAGTGCGGGCGGGGCCGAGACCCTGCAGGCGATCACGACGATCAACAGCTTCGCCATCACTGCCCCGCTCAGCACCGGAAATCAGCCACAGACCGCGGTCATCGCCGACAACTCGGCGAACTCAAGTTATGCCTATGATGGGCTGTTGACCACCGCGCTGAAGCCCGGGTCAAACGCTTATGTCAACATCATGCCTACCGGCGCAGCCGGCACGGGGACGCCGTTGACGGCATCGGGTCGCGGGTCGGTTGTCGAAATCGACACGATGTTTCAGAAAATGTGGGACAGCTTCGAGGTGTCGCCTACCGTACTCTACGTCAACTCTCAGGAGCTCAAGAATATTACCACCAAGGTTCTGTCGAACGCGTCGGGACCGCTGCTGCGCTTCGACTCGCCCGCAGACGGGAGTGGCGGCGAATACCAAGTGACCGCATCCGGAGTGGTGCAGTTTTACTACAACCCGTTTGCGATCAACGGCGGCCTCCGAATCCCGGTTCGGATCCACCCACGGGTCCCGCCCGGCACGATCATCGGGTGGGCCGAGAACCTGCCGATTCAGTACCAGTCGAACGAAGTGCCGAATGTCGCCGAGATCAAGACCCGGCAAGATTACTACCAGATAGACTGGCCGGTCATTACCCGCCAACGCCAGGTTGGCGTCTACGCCGAGGAAGTGCTCGCCGTCTATGCGCCCTTCGCAATGGGTGTCATCTGCAATATCGCAAACGGGTAAGTCCGAGAAGGGACGGTCGCGTCAGCCCCCGGGGTCAGGCCTGGGGTCAGGCCGGGGGCGACGCGCTTACCCGATAACTCCCCGGCTCGGCTTCGGCGCTGTCGGGGCCAATCATGGAACGATGCGCCACTGCTAAGGCCTTTCTCACCATTTCGCGAGGATTTACCGTGACCAGATCACAGCCGTCTCGGTCAAAGCTTTCGAACAATCAGCCAGCGGGGAAATACCTTCTCTCTGAAGCGATTTGCGGCCGCCCGGCGCAGCGCTCGGCAACGTTCGCCGCTCCCAAGCTGCCCAAAGGCTGATCCCATGGCCTTTGGCGATCTGACCACACTCGGCGATGTCAAGTCATGGCTGCAGACAGGGCAGAACGCCTTTCCCACGACAGATGATGCATTGCTCACTCGGTTAATTACCGCAGCGAGCCAATTCATTCAAACCTGGCTAAATCGGCAGATTGCCTCGCAGGATTGGATCGAGACACGCGATGGTCTGGGGAACGTCCTCGGCCCGAGCGACGTGCGGTATCAATTCGCGGCATTTCCGGTAAGCGCCGTAAGTCGAGTCATCGTTGATGGTACTGTGATACCGCCGATCCCGACGCCAGCACAATCCAGCTCGGCTGCAGTCGGCATGATTGCCGCGCAGAGGGGATACCTCTTTACGCCGACGCAGCTAGTGATTCGGGGATGTACAGTGCCACGAAAGGCAGGGTGCGTGACCCTGGAATATACTGCAGGCTATGCAATGCCGCCGGCAGACCTCTCCCAGGCCTGCATCGAACTCGTGGCGCTGCGCTACCGTGAGCGCGGTCGTATCGGAGAAGTTGCGAAGGCGATCGGTGGTGGCCAGACAGTCTCATATTCGCAAAAGGATATGAGTGACTCGATAAAATCTCTGATACAGCAATACCGCAGGGTCGCTCCCATCGCCGGGTCCCCGATCTCGGTGTCGCCGCAAGGCGTCGCCGGAGTTCCCATGGGGGTTGCATGATCACCGCCTATCTCGTGGGTGACCAGCAGTTGCTGGAGCGGCTGCACACTCTCCCGGAAGCGATCAATTCAGGACTTGTTCGCAGCATCACTCAGCTCGGGATCGGCCTCCAGCGCGCCTTGCAGCAAGATATTATCGGTGGTCGAGCGCCGACGAGCCGCACCGCGCTACTTATGTCGAAGTCAGATTTTCGCTTCGAGCAAGGCGGCGGGACCATCACCGCAAGAATAAGCCTCGATTTCCATAATGCCGTTCGGAAAGAAGGTCGGGCGGGAACGACCAATGTCAGAACCAGCCTTCGGCGCGAGCGAGAAGCCTTTATCAGCCCCGGCGTTGGGAAGGTGATCGGTGCGCCAGCAGAGGATGGCTTGCCGGGTCTCGCTGCACCCTCCTTTCTCCGCTCGGCGCTCGACAATATGACATCGGCAATTCGCGACGAAATCGAAGCAACGCTGACGCAGGCCATATCGCAATGATCGCGTGCAATGCCCGCGGATCAATCAGCATCCTGGTTTCACCGAGCAGCCGATGATCATCCGTGAGTCCATTTATGCTGCGCTCTGGGCGCTCGGCGTCGGCGCCGCACGCTTTGCCAGCGCAAGCCGTCGCCTACGCCATTGGACCGACCTCGCACCGACCGAGCAGCCCGCGCTGTTTATGAGCGAAAAGGGAGCACGCGCCGCGACCAAGGCGCTGGGAGCGCCGATCGTATGGTCTCTTTACGCGGACTTCTATATCTACGTGCACTCGAGCGACCCTTACTTGGCTCCGGCAACACTCCTCAACCCGCTGCTCGATGCGATTGAAGCTGCACTGACGCCGCCGTCGGTGACTGGGGTTCAGAACCTGGGGCTGCCGACGATGGTGCAGCACGCTTACATTGCCGGGAAGGTCGAGACCGATGAGGGCGTTCTCGGGGACCAGGCCATCGCGATCCTTCCGATTGAGATCTTGTGCGTCTGACCACGCCTCCAATACGGCCTCTCGGCGGCGATTCGCCGGGCCCGGCCACTACGGTACTGCTGAAGAGGCTTTTGAGAGGGAGTATATGACATGCAATTGAGCTTCGGCTCGGGCGCAGTGTGGGGCGAACGCACCGATGTGACCGGCACCGGAGTTGGGCCGCGTCAGTTCGGGGTGCTGCAAGACATCCACATTGACTTCGATTGGACCGACAAACCACTGTACGGCCAGCTTCAGTTTCCCTTGGCCATCGCGCGGGGGCAAGGCAAGATAACCGGTACGGTGAAGTTCGCCCAAATCCTTGGCCTGCTGTATTCCGACATCTTCTTCGGCCTAACCCCAGCCACCGGCCAGTTCGCGGTCTCTCAACTCGAAGCGGCCAGCGTACCGGCGGTAACGCCTTATACCGTCATCGTCACCAATGCGGCGAACTACAACGACGATCTCGGCGTTGTCTACGCCGCCAGCGGCAGGCGTTTCAACCGGGTAACGACACCTTCCGCCGCAGGTCAATACTCCGTCAACTTTTCCACGGGGATCTACACTTTCTCGTCCGCCGACGCGAGTGCAGCCGTGATCATCTCGTACACCTACAGCATCGCGAGTGCGGGCAGCAAACTCACAATCACCAATCAACTCATGGGCACGACGCCGACCTTCAAAGCAACGTTCTATACGACGTATGGCGGAAGTGGAACAGCGTTGCGTTTGAATGCCTGCACGGCAGACAAGCTGTCGCTACCAACCAAGATCGACGACTGGACGATTCACCAGCTGGATTTTAAAGCCTTCGCCGATGCCTCAGGGACGATCGGGTATTTGAGCACAGTGGAATGATGATCCCGGGTGTGACGATAACGCTGGGCGGCCGGGATTGGCTTGTCCCGCCGCTTACGCTCGGCCAGCTCCGCCGGCTGATGCCCAGGGTACGGCAACTGACTGAGATCGACGCCTCCATGGGTGAGGTGCAGATCGGGATACTGGTCGAAATAGTCACTGCGGCTCTGCAGCGCAACTATCCCGACGCCGCGGCAGACATGGTCGAGAACCTGCTCGACCTAGGCAATGCGGGCACTGTTCTAAATGCGGTTCTGACCGGGTCGGGTTTAAGGCTGCGCGAAGGCCGTTTGGGGGAAGCGTCGGCCCCCGGGCCCGGCCCGGGGGCACACTCGACGATCGTGGATCAGTGCTCGGTCGAAGAGACGCGACGGGCTGGGAACATATCTATGGCCTTCTCGCGACCGCCTGTGGATACAGCTACCCTGTAATAGACGAAATGACGCTCTTCGATTTCGAAGAGCTTACGGAGTATTGGGCCGATCATCCACCGCTGCACATCCTAGTCGGGGCGTATCTCGGCGTCGGCAAGCAGCAGCGCCGCCGGCCGGGACCGAGCCTTGATGGCTCAATGAATGCGGTGAGCTCCAATCCGGGAGAGATCCTCGTTGAGCTTGGACCCGGGTTTCGCACTGGGGATGTTCACGCTGGGTTGACGCCAGTCGTACTCGACTTCGCCGAACTGCAGCGTCGGGTGGCAGAGGATTGAAGCTCTCACGCGTTGTCGAAGCAGCTGAGGGGATACCGCGTGGTCCTCTCTTAATTGAGAGACGATTATGGCCGACATTGAAACCAGCGTCGTCATCAGCGCCAAGACCGATGGTCTCCAGTCGGGAATGGAGGCCGCAGCAAACGCGGTACGAGCAGCCACGGGGGCGATGCAGGCTCAGTTCGCGGACATGGGGGTCGCCGCGCAGCAGGCGCAGTTGCACATCAGCGAAGCCACGACACAGGTCGGGTCGTCGATCGGCGAACTACAGCAAAAAGCTGCAAGCCTTGCAGGGTCAGTCAGTGAAAGTGTCATACCCAATGTCGCGCTTGGATATGACCAAAACCAACTGGATCAACTCGACCAGCGGGCAGTCGCTTATGAGAAATACGTCGATCGGGTAGAAGCACTCGACGCCAGACTGGCGGATCAAAACAAGAAGACCTGGGACGCTACGGTTGCGCCGATCGAACGCGCGATCGATCGTTCGGTCACCGGTATCATCCTAGGTACGACCACTGTACAGAAAGCTCTGGCCAACCTGGCGCAATCAATAATCGCGGAATTTGTGAACTCAGCTGTAAGGGGCGTTTTCGGACAGATCGGCGGGCTTTTGAGTGCCGGTGTAGTCGGCGGCGGGGAGGACTTCTCGGGCGCGGTAACCGGCGTTGGCGAGGCGGTCGTAGGCGGCGGCGTTGCCGCAGGAGCGGGGTCCACGGGTCTATTTGGATCAGGCGGGATCTTTGGCGGTCTGTTCGAGGGAATCGGGACGTTGCTTGCCTTTCAACGCGGCGGCATCGTCCCGAGCGCGCAAGGAGGCTGGGCGGTGCCGAGCCTCGGGCCGGGAGGCGTTCTAGCGCAACTCCACAGCAACGAGATGGTGCTGCCCGCGAACATCTCGCAAGGGCTGCAGGCAATGCTGGCCGGTCCGTCGGTCGCCACTGGCAGCGGGGCGGCAGGCGGTGGCTCTGTTACCGTCAACATCTCTGCTATCGACAGTCAAGACGTCAAGCGCTTCTTCCACAGTAATGGAGCCTTGCTGGTCGCTGCTCTCAACAGAGCCACGCG